AGCGGCCCAGGCGGCGCCCCCCTTCCCGCTATCCAAGTCACTTTTGTCCGAGCCGGTGATGATTGAGCCTAGTACTGAGCCTAGCATCGACAGGCGCCAGGTTCTGGACGCCTTCAAGGCGCTTCCAGAGGGCGTGGCGATCTCTACCCTTGGCCTGGCCTGGCTAGCCTGTGCGCGGGAATGCCGGGTGCGGGCTGCCGTGTCATGGCTGGCCCTCGGGGGCTTGGTGGAAGAAGCTGGTGAGCATTGGCGCCGGGACAGGCGTGGCAGGGCATATCGAGCCAAGCTCTATCGGTGGACAGGGCGCGATGGCATCAAAAGAGTGGCGCGTGATGGCGACGAGCGTAGGGCGGAAGCCGAGCAGGATATAGCGGCTTTGGCGGCCTCTTGGTTATCCCGTCGGTGGGTATAGGTGGCCTAGATGGACGGATCTACCCAACAGCAGCCTATTGAGGCCCATTTCAGCGAGAAACTGGCGCCGCTGTTTGAAAGCCATCGCTACAAAATCCTTTATGGTGGGCGCGGATGCGTTCATCCAGATACGCCTATCGACACGCCAAGCGGACAAGTTAAGATCAAGGATTTTCGCGGAGGTGCTATTTATTCTTGGGATAACGGGAAACTTGTCGTTGCTCATGCCAACCCAGCATACAAGTTCCCCGCCGCGAACCTGTTTGAAGTCAAGCTATCAAATGGCTCATCGATTATTGCTACTGAAAATCATAGGTTTTTGACTTCCAGTGGATGGAAGAGATTAGCTGACCTCTCGCGTTTCGAGGGCGTTGTTGTGCGTTCTGGCGTAGAATCTCACGCCCAAGCTCAGACATCTTCTTCCGCTTGCCGGTTATCGTCGCAGCAAGATGCTCTGCATTTGACTGAAAGACCCTTAGGTTTTCTGGAGCGTTGTTTGAGCGATTCCCGTCAATATGATCTACAACTTCGTGAGGCTGAAGAAAGCGACCTAACTTCTTTTCTACAACCAGCCGATGTTCAGCCACGTATTCCCCATGCTTGGAAGCAAAGGGATGGCCGGGCGTTCTTGCGTATCGATAACCATTTACCGTCTTTACCCCTCCCTTCCATCCAATCCGCTCTTCTCTTCGGGGAGGCTCAATGTTGTACAGGGATGGGAAATTGTACCTACGAAAAATCTTCTGGACAGCCTTTGCTGACTTCCCGATCACAGTCCCGATGTCACGAGACAACATCCCTGTGGCTGCCAGGTCCCTTACTAGCAAAACTTCGTCTGGGTATTTTGACTTCGTTAAGTCTGGCTCGAAACCTTCAAAGGCTTTTGCGCAAGCTGCTGCATAACGTTCTTTGTGAGTCATCATCTAGCCAACCGTTAATTGGTACAGATTTTATTATATCCAAAGTATCTAGCATTTGCTACCACTCCCGACTTGAGTATTGGGATATTACCGTTCCAAGCACGAGCAATTACCTATCAAATGGAATCGTAAACCACAATAGCATGAAGTCATGGTCTGCCGCGAAGGCTCTACTGATCCAATCCGCCCAAACGCCTGGCGGGTTACGGGTACTGTGTTGTCGTGAAGTACAGCGCAGCATCAAGGAATCCGTCCATCAATTGCTGGCGGATCAGATTCAGGCGCTCAACCTCGGCGGCTTTTACCGGGTGCTTTATACTGAAATTCGCGGGATCAATGGCTCGAAGTTCACCTTCGCCGGCCTGGCTTCTCATACCACGGAATCGGTGAAGTCGTATGAAGGCTATGATCGTGTCTGGGTGGAAGAGGGACAGACGGTATCAAAACGCAGTTGGGACATTCTCACCCCGACGATTCGCCGGCCCGGGTCGGAAATCTGGGTGACGCTGAACCCGGATCTTATCACCGGGGAAACCTACGTCCGATTTGTTGTCTCGCCCCCGCCGGATACCTGGGTATGCCAGGTCAATTACCACGATAACCCCTGGTTCCCCGATGTCCTGGAAGCCGAGCGGGCGCATTGCGAGAAGACTCGGCCACCAGCCGAGTACAGGAATATCTGGCTGGGTGAACCACTCAGGACGGCGGAAGGCGCTTACTACGCCGATCAGATTGTGGCCCTACGCGAGTCCGGGCGGGTAAAGGAAGTCCCCTATCAAGCCGGGGTGCCAGTCTCAACCGCGTGGGATTTAGGGTACAACGACACGACGGCTCTATGGTTCTGGCAGTACATCGCGGGCGAAACGAGGTTTATCCATGCCTACCAGAACGCAGGCGAGAGCCTAGAGCACTATGCCCGCTATCTCATGGAACGCGGTTGGCTCTATGACAGGCACTACCTGCCCCACGATGCCGAACACAAGTCATTGCAGACTGGCAGAAGCACCTTGGATCTTCTCAGGGATCTACTGCCAGGGCACCGATTTGAAGTCGTGCCTCGGGTGGAAAACGTATTGACGGGTATCGACGAGACGCGCCTGAAGCTCAGTGGGCCGGTGTGGTTCGATGCCGTGGGCTGTCATGAAGGCTTGACTGCCCTCGAAAGGTACAGGAAGGAATGGAGCGAGAAGTTGCAGACCTTCAAGCCTACCCCGCTGCACGATCAGTACAGCAACTACGCCGATGCCATCCGCCAATGGGCGCAGGGCTGGCGTCCGGGTGGGGACGGCTATCGGCGGCCTAAGCGGTCGGGTACGTGGAGGTCGGTGTGAGTGAGAGGGTTGTGATTGGACAGGCTGAACTGTTGACAGGTGATTGCCTGGCAGTCCTGTCCAATCTGCCAGACGCATCGGTGCAGTGCTGCGTGACTTCGCCGCCTTATTTTGGCTTGCGTTCATACGACGAGACGGCTGTTCGCATCAACCCTGCCTTGCCGGATGATAAACTGGCGTGGCTTTTGGCTGAACTTGAGCGGAGATGTGTTTATGCGCGCAGCTAGTGGTCAGTTTCTTCCCGGAACACATTGGCGTCCTGTGGCTCCGCATTGGGACGCCGCATGGCTTAGCACTGAGTATGTCGATAAGGGCCGCAGCACTGGCGAAATTGCCGTTGAAGCCGGAACGACAGACGTGGCAATCCTCTATTGGCTCAAGAAACATGGAATACCTCGCAGAAATGTTGCTCAAGCTCGAGCGCTCAAGAAATGGGGCGTTAGCGGAGAGGCCAACCCGATGTACGGTAAGACTGGTTCAGCTAACCCGCGCTATGTGGACGGGAGTAGTCCAGAGCGCCAGCGCATGTATGCCCAAGGCAAAGGCAAAGAGTTTGTCAGAAGCGTACTCGCCCGCGACAACTACCGATGCTGCAAGTGCGGAGCGACAAACGGAAAGCCTAAGTCGCTGCACGTACACCACATCGCACCATGGGCAGGAAATGAGTCCCTGCGCTTCAATACTTCCAACGCTGTAACTTTGTGCCGCCAATGCCATTCTTGGGTTCACAGCCGCGCCAACATAGACAAAGAGTTTCTTGTATGAGTGGCATCTATCACCGTGACGATATCCCTGAAGACCTGCGATGCTACTTCGTGCGCGCAGAAATTGGCCTGGAACCTACCACGGATGAGTACGTTGCCAAGCTAGTCGCGGTCTTCCGCGAGGTACGGCGAGTGCTGCGGGATGATGGGACGCTTTGGCTGAACATAGGTGACAGCTACGCCAACGGTGGGCGCAAGACGCGAGATGCCGATGACAAGTTAGAGCAACGCGGCATGGAAACGCGACCGGCTGATCCTATCGGGATAAAACCCAAAGACCTCATCGGTATCCCTTGGCGCTTAGCCTTTGCCCTGCAAGCCGATGGCTGGTATCTGCGCCAGGACATCATCTGGCACAAGCCCAACCCTATGCCGGAATCAGTCAATGATCGCTGCACCAAGGCCCACGAGTACCTGTTCCTGCTAAGCAAGACTAAGCGGTATTACTACGATGCAGAGGCGATCAAGGAAGATGCAAGTCAACCAATCGGGCAGAAAAAACAGGTAAGCCAGCACAAGCAAAGTCTGCTTGGAAATAACGCCAGGGGGACGCTTGGAACCAATTATGGTCCTGACAAGCGCAACCGTCGCTCAGTCTGGACTATCGCCACCCAGCCCTATTCCGCCGCCCACTTCGCCACCTTCCCGCCCAAGCTGATCGAACCCTGCATTCTGGCCGGATCAAAACCGGGTGACGTGGTGCTTGATCCATTCTCGGGCTCAGGTACGACGGCAGCCGTGGCAACGAGTCTCGGGCGCAAAGCGATTGGGATTGAACTTAACCCGGATTATCAAGCCTTGGCCCAGGAACGCATCACCCAAGCCCAACGCCAGGCGGATCTTTTCCAGGTAGCCGAGGATGCTAGTCGCCAGTCCATCATGCCGTCACCAAGTTTGGCACCGAGTTTCTAGAGGTTGAACACATGGGCATCGTAGTAGGCGGCGAGCGGGCGTGGCGAGTCTTCCGTAAAGGGGACTTGGCTATAGCCCTGCATTGGATCAACGGGGAACCTGCCATGGTCCTATTCCCCGCGAACGTGACAGCAAGCGGTACAAGGCGCGTGGTGCCCTTTGTCGTCCCCCTAGCGGTCCTGCACGAGTATGTCCG